GGACCGGATGTTGATGTCCTTCTCCTTGTCGTTCAACTGCTGGGTCAGCTTGACAATGGCGTCTTGCGACTGCTGCAACTGGCCCTGAAGCTGCTGAACTTCCGGCGGCGGTCCTTTGCCCTTCACCGAAGCGGGGATCGTGTTCGCATAGCGCTCGGCCAATTCGTCGGCCATCGGGAAGTCGGCGGCTTTCCAGTACAGGTCTCCGGCCTTTTCGAGGAAGCCCTTGTCCTGCGATGCAATCTGCGTCATCGCATTGAATGCTTCCTGACGACGAGTGGCATAACCCGGGCCCGTGTCGCTCTCGATCTCGTAGCGGCCGACATTCGGATTGAAGATGGCCGAAACCGTCTGGCTCTCCGCTTCCTGGTTGGGGTCTTGCGTCGGCTGGTGCGCCTGTTGAGCGTTTGGGTCGATCTGGACAGCGCCTTCCGTTCCATCCTTGGCAAGAATGCGGATGACGCGCGGCGTGTCGTAAATCTTCGGGATCAGGTCGATGAGAATCTTGCCCGTGTATTTGATGCCGATCGCCAGGTTGTCGATGTAGTGATAGGTGGCGTTGTCGCCCTGACGCTGCCGCTCGTTGATCGCCTTGCCAGAGGTGGCATTCTCATTCTGGCCGAATTGGCTCTGATACTGGCCGGAGGCCATCATCAACTGGTTTTCGCAGATGCGCATGCCGTCGATGTAGGCCGCAGCCATCGTAGGCGGTTGCGTGCGCTGCGGCGGCGGGATTGCGGTGCCGTCCTCGTTCAGCCCATTGTATGGCAGATAGGCCGCGTCATCGAGGTTGGACTTGGCCCAATAGGTCTCAAGCCCCTCAGTCGCCTGCACCGATGCGATGTATGGCGTCTGGGTCTGCAGAGCGACCTGTGCGGTGCCTTCCTCTGTCCAGTAGTTGTACATGCGCTGGGCATCTTTCAGCGCGCGAGTATGGCCCTTGCGGTCCATCTTGCCTTCGATGATCGTCTCTTCACCAATCACACGAACGATGGGGACGAACTTGCCGGGCCAAATGCGGCGATCGATGATCTTGTTGCCGGCAATCTTGAACCACTGCACTTCGTCAGTGAGCACGCTGCGCTCGTTGGTGCTTGGATCGCCCTTCACCAGGTCATACATCGCCTTCTGGTTGTCATCCATCACGCTCTTGCGGACGATGACTTGCTGCTGCGTCAGCGGATCGACAAAGGCGACGAGTTTGTCTGCCTTCTGCTCCCGACGATAATATTCAGCGATGCGAACGTTGTCCTTCGAGCACCAGAAATCGCCCTTCCCGATCACGTCAAGATCAGCATCGCCCTTGTAATCAGGATACTCGGCTTCGAACCGATCGCGGCTCACGTCCTCGAAGATGAAGCCGAAGCGGGCGTCGGAGCCATCCGCTTCCTGGATGTCGGGATCGAGGTAGACCGAATCCGGGCTCTTGATGCGTCGGATATAGATTTCCTGATCGAATGTGTCAGGCGAGACATAATCGGTGATGACGCGCCAGTAGCCGATGCCGCCTTCAACCTGAAAGGTCGTAGCCGTGTCATAGGCCTGCTCTGCATTGGACTGGTATTCGATATGGCGCACAACGCCTTCGAACACCTGAGCTGCATCGTAAGTGGCACCATCGCCAACCGGCCGGATGTTGACGCCGGGCTTGTTCTGCTTGGCGTCGTTGATGATCTGGAGGTTGTGCTGGCGCGTCTTGTTGATCGTCAGGCATGGCTTGCGCTTGTCGGTGCGGTTTTGCTGGAGAACTTGATCCCACTGCCAGCCGTTCTCGGGATCGGCATTGGCAAACTTCAGGTCTTCAATGAACCGCTTGCGGAAGTCGGCTTCCCAGTCCTCACAAGCCTGAAAGCGCTTCTTGGCTTCCTGAAGGATGTCGTCGTCGTCGTCAGTTTTTTTGCTCATCAGCCCATCCAACCTTGCGACGTTCCCGAGACTGATGAGGTGCGAGGCGGCGGCAACTTGGATTTGCGCTCCTTGGCGCCTTCCTTGAAGCCTACTGCGAGATAGCGAAGTGCATCAGCCGCGTGGCTGGCGTCATCGTGGACCGGCTCACGCGAATGCGATTGTTCGGCGCTGCCAGCGTCCTTGATCTTGTAGCGATAGCGCCTGATGTGGTTCAGGCCGTTGCCGCACTTCTTTTCATCAAAGTAGAGCGACGGAAACACCGTCCTGACCGCATTGATGCCATCCGCTACGGTCACATTCGGAACGGTGACGACCTTTAGGCCGGCCGCTCGGGTCTGGCCCAGAACCGTCTTGTCTGCCTCTACCTGACTGATATCCTTGTGGCTTCCGTCATGCGGGAGCCAGATTTTATCGTAGTAGTACCGCTTTTCCTGTAGCAGCTTCAGGTAGTGAGGCCAGAACTGGAACTGATCCTGGTGAAAATCAATGACGTGGACGTTCATCCCGACTTTCTGGACGAACCAGAGAGATGTAAAGTCAGCATAGCCAAGATCAGCAAACACACTAACCGGAATGCCTTCACGGTAAGGGACATCACAGATGCGGCCATCTTCTTGGGCCTTTCGCAACTCATTCGCGTAGACCGCTGCGTCGAGCGAGTTCCGGCAGTGGCCTTCCCAGATATTCAGATAGCCGTCAGGGTCGTTTTCCCGCGCGGTGTCCTTGAGGACGCGAAGCTTCTCGGGAAACCACGGATTGTCACGCCAGTTGATCGGAACCACCACCGCACCGGGCGGCGGGTTCTTCACGAAACGTGCGTAAGTCTCGTCGGTCTCAAGTTCAGGGTTGAAGCTGATCCAGATTTCGGAGCCCTGACCGAATGGTCCATCAGGAGGGTCTTTGCGGAATGTCGGGACAACCGTGTCCCAAGTCGTCTTGGACACATCGACCGCTTCTTCCACAAAGAGGATATCGACGCCTTCCCTCGATTTGATGCTCTTGACGTTGCGGCGAAGACCGCTGAATGAAAACTCGGTCCCCTCTGCGGTAGTCCCCGGGCGACCGAATATCTTGGTAGCCTGAATCTCGTAGTGGCCCTCCAGCCCCAAGATCGGGATTTGCTGGCAGAGATTCTTGTAGACGGAATCCTCGATCGAGTTTTGAAACTCGCGAGCGCACAGGATGGTGAGCGCCTTCCGAGCCCCCAGGATCAATAGGGCGCGACAGATGCCCCACGTCTTGGCGCCACCGCGTCCGCCATGAAGAACCTTGTACGGCGCGGGCTGGAAGAGGACGGATAGCTTCTCGGGAAACTCGGCCCGTTTAAGCGCTATGTCGTTCAATGCTATTCTGACGGCTTCGAGGAAACGAGGACGATTTCAAAGCGCGTATCAGTCTTGATCGGACCACCATCGGCACCCGTCAGCTCGTGATCAATCTTATCGCGCCAGTTAGCCTTGCGACGGTTCTTCAACCAGAAGATGGCTGCTGTGGTATCGGCAGCGACATGCTTGCGCACCTCAACCACTTCAACCTCTTCCTTGTATTGCTCAACCTTGATCTTGATCGCCTGCTCTTCAGTGAAGTCGTAGCCGGTTGCCTTCTGATACAGGCTACGCTCGACCCTCTCGTCAGCAATTTCCTTGGCGCTTTTTATGGCGTCGCAAAATTCGGGATATTCTAGCTTCCAGCGATAGAGCGTGGCTCGATGGACATCGAAGAAGTCAGCCATCTCGTCGTCGGTGGCGCCGAGCGCGCAAAGCTTCGCGGCCTGTTCCACATATGAGGGGTCGTATTCCGTTGGCCTGCCAGGCAACCTGTCAGTCTCATCAGCAATGCGCTTGCATATGATTTCTGCCGTCTCTTGCGAGAAATCGGACGGGCGAGCCATTACGCGAAACCAAATGATGTCGAGCCAGACGCCATTGGCGAACCTTATGCGCTCTGTGCCGGCAGCGCAGCAGCGAGCGCGTCATCGGCCGCCTTGAGCTTTACCGTCAGATCGGCAACGGCTGACTGAGACGATGCCAGATCGGCGTTGGCCTGATCGAGGAGAGCCTTGTCGGCGGCATGAGTGGCCTTCTCGGCATCGAGTGCGGCTTGAGTGGCGGTCGCATTGGCGAGTTCGGATGCAACCTTCTGGACGTTGGCGGCGATGTTATCGATTTCGGCACTGAGGGCCGAGAAATCCACTGCGGGCATTGGCTTGTTCCTATGAAAGAGGCGATTGAGGATTCTGGAAAGAGCGCTCATTTGGATGCACCTCGGCGCATAGGTGGAGAAGGCGGGGCAGCCTCATGCCACCCCGCCGATCTTGACTTAGTAGAGCATCGCCACGGGGCCGACGCCTGCGGTGTAGGTCGTCGGAGGCGTGATGGCGGCAGAGGTACCGAACGTGCCGGTGGCCGAACCAGTGAGCAGCGGCGAGACCGGAGCATTGTAGGTGGCAATGCGGGCCGTGGTGCCGTTGTTCTGCACGACGATGAAGTACGTGCCAGCATTGACCGTCACGGGAGCGGTGAATGGAATGGCCTGCCAGGTACCAGCGGTGCCAACAGTCACGCCAGCAAGAGCCGTGGTGGCCACGAGGTTACCGGCGCTGTCATGCAGTTCATAGATGAACTTGTCCGTGCCACCAGTGGCGCCGATCAGAGCGCGGATGCCGGTGACAACAGTGCCATCGGTGCCGATCGAGGTATCGACATAATAGCGGGTGCCGGCAACCGGGGTCGTGCTCAGGTTGTTGGAGAGGTAGGTCATGGCCATCGCCAGACGAGCGAGCGAGAGCTTCGCAGTCTGCGGTACCTGACCGCTCGGCAGGAAGGTATCGACAACGATGTGCTCGCTGCCGGTGATGAGGTTGTCCGTCTGGACGCCAGGAGTGTAGAGTCCGGCCATTTCATATTCCTTTCGACATGGATGTTGAGCAGGCCGGTCGGGCCTGTGCTTCAGGACAGGGTTGAGGTTTCAGGCGAAGAGCGCGTCGGCGCTTAGTGTGCGGAGCGGAAGGAAAGAAAGCCCTTGCGCCCACTCCGCATACTTTGGGTCGTCAAGGAGACTGATAGGACTGGCCCATTTGCCAGCCAGTTCCGATGTGGTGATTACTCTTGGGGCAAACTGTTCCGTTGTGCCAAGAGCTACGAGTGCATCTTTCTGCCCTGCATCCATCACCAGCCAGGTGAACATTTCAGGCGGGAATCTGACTCGTGAGCGCAGCCACCAGAGTTCCCGTGGTGCGCGTGAAGTTAACTCTCATCGACATCGGAATGGCGTTGTCGATCGGACAGTTCGTGTTGACCGTCAGAGCAATCACGTTGCCGCTGGCGTCCGTCATGTTCGACCACGAGCCGTCAGGATTCGGACCTGTCTGCAGATTTACAGTGCCGGTCCATGTTCCCGTGAGAGACAACCATCCGGTCTGAACGGTTATCGCCGTGCCGGTCCCCGTCGCCGCAAGCGTATCGACTACCCTGTTAGCCATAACGGCTCCTTACGTCGTCATCTGCTGAAGTTGCGCATCGGTGAACGTCAGGTTCGGACCCATTGCGACGCGTTCATTGATACCGAAGATTGAGTTTGCCCCAGCGCCGTTTGTTCCGAGATCCCAGTGATCGAGCGCTGGATCGAGGCCTATTGTTCCGGTCGCAGCACCTGCCAGCGAGCCGTTCGCGGCCATTTTAAGCGTAGATCCATCACACCAGCCGGCAATCTTGTTGACCTGGCTCAAGCCCGTTTTCCAGATGCCGGCTGCGGTCACACACTGCCCGGATGCACCATTCTGAAATTTGATAGTGCCGTCTGGCGCGACGCTGACTTGGAAATTCGAGGCCGACGTTATCGGATGGTTCGGGTAACCGCGTTGCTGGAGATAGAACGCGAAGGGGCCACGAGCGATAATCGCAAGGGGTGAATTGTCCGGGAAGGACGCGTAGGCGCGCTCAAGGAACGTCTGGACTGTCGCTGAAGTGGTGATTGGCCGGCTATGAATAGGGATATTGGCCGGGTAGTTCGTAGGCTGGGCAAAGAGCATCGTGAAATCGACGGCAAAACTATCACCGGAAGTCGCGATGCGAAACCCGACAGATGGATTCGTGACGGCAGATTGATTGATGACCTTCGGGTTCATCACGTCGAACGATGAACTGGCCGGGGTGACAACGGTCCAAGTCGTTCCGCCGTCCATCGTCATTTCAAGCGTACCGGTTCCGGACACGCGGCGAGGGTCGACCTGAAACACCCAATTTGCCGATGCATTGGTGGTTGCTTGAAGGAAGGTCGCATTGGCAGACGTGGCAGTTATCAGAGACGCGGCGTTGGCCGCTCCGTCCGCCCCGGTCTGGTTCTTTGTCGCCGTTCCGTTGGTAGCAACCCAGACAGCATTAGTCAGGTCGCGGTTCCACAGGTTGCGGACGTTGATCGAAGGGTACTGCCACTCGCCCAGATTGGTCCGACGGAAGGCCGTCGAGGACATCGCTGACAACGTGCCAGACGCATTGGGGGCATAACAGACGACTGCATTGCCGCCTTGACGAAAGAGATTCCCAGCACCCGGAGAGCCCGAGAATGACTGAGGCCCACCCTTAACTGATGGAACTGTCCAATCGAGGTCCTGGGGGAAATCGGCTATCGTACCGGTCAACCCCCCGCCGGTCAGTGGATTGAAGATCGATGATCTAAGCGGGCTTCGCAGCGGTGAGCGTAGTGTCGGCATACGCCCTCCGGCTCGGTGTTGGGGCTTGCCGGTGGCGACCACGAAGGTCTGCGCTTATTCGCGGCCATGCTCGTCAGAGCGAGGCCCGATACCGGCAAATATGAACGCGCGCCACCACGGAAACTTAGCGGCTGTCTGAGGCTACCAGCATCCTTAACGCGCTTGCGCGCCCGGCTGATATTCTGGCGCAAGGGATTGCCCCGGCGCGCGTTTCTCTGATTTTGGGCAAAGATATGGATTACCCGATTTGATCGGGTTTCGAGGGGGAAGCCGTGACGGGTCCCTGCCGCTTCCGCTTCTTTGCGGGAGAACCCGCAAATCACCTGTAGAAAATATATAGGCAAACTCTTTCTGACGCAAGCCCCTATGCAACCAGAAGCGGCGCATCGATCTCGACGGTCGTTATGCCCGTAACATCGAGGCTTTTGACCAATGACATCAGCTTCTTATCGCCCTGGTTCCTGGCTCTTTTCCGTATAGCGCGCTGCTGATTGATGGCCTGCTTGTCGAATGCCGCCTCTGATTGTGCCTCAGCGGAGCGGAGTACGAGGATATCGGTTAGCGCTATTGGCAATGGCCGTCCAGCGCACCCTACGATCCCGGCCACTCCAGGCACCTCCTGAAGGCGCAGGAAATTGCACGGCCCTTTGATGAACACATAGCCTGTGAGCAGCGCAAACCGTCTCGCCTTCCAGAGATCGGTCCGGCGCCTATCGCGGATCAACCGTTTCTCCGATGGCATGTAGTGGACGAATCCGGCATCCGAAAGCGCCCGCTCTATTGCCGATACGGTCGCGTTGAGACTTGGCACAATGCGATATCCCTTGGCGCTGCGCGTCGTTTCGACCGCGAATTCACGTTGCGGCATCTGCGCGCCCGGATGAGTGCGGATCGCATACCACGTCATGCGTTTTGTCTCCGGTCGAAAGCACTGCGCCCCGGCAAGGGGTCGCCGCAGATTCTGGCTGTCAGCGTGCGCGTGTCGGGAGGTATTTCTGCTAGTCTCTCAGCAAAGTCCTGTTCAGACGGGTGATGGTAGCGGAATGCAGTCGCTACATCATGGCCGCGCTTGAGAGCGCGGGCCAGGTTTGTTCGCTCACGGATATGGGCGGCATAGACCGGGTCAAGCCGACGTCGGACTGTTGTCACGGTTAAGCCATACATTGCCGCGACTTCCGTATAGGATCTCCCTCTTGCCAGCATCCATCTGACCTTCGCTTCGTCCCATGTTTCCATTTGGCCTCTCCTCAGAACGGGATTTCATCATCGAGTTCGCGCGGTTCCGGCCGGCTGGCTTGCTGCTGCCGTTCGGGTTGGCGTTGTTCCTTGCGTTGGAACGAAAGGCTCTGGAATTTTCCTTTTGAGCCGTCCTTGGTCCAGGCGCTTACCCAGTACTCGATGCCGTCAATCATCGCGGACCCCTTGGCGTGCGGGTGCGAATCCTTCTCGCGCTTGTCGTTCTTGAAGAGGGTACCGGAATTGTCTTTCTGCTCGTAGGCCACTATGCTGCCCTTCCTTCCGTTTTTCGCCAGCTATGGCGGATAGTTGAAGATTCCCGGTGGAAATACTCGGCCACTTGATGCGACCGGAGATCGGGGCGTTCTTGCCTTATCCGCGCGAGCGTTTTGTGCCGAGCATCCACTATGTGGTCGAACATGAGCGGGCTGCGGAGGACATTTAGGTTGACGCCAAATTCCTCCGCGCATTCGGCCGCGATATCCGCAATCGACCGACCGCGCGGCTCGACGACATCAATGATCTGGAACCAAGGTGTACGCATCTGCTACTCCACTGACTGCAATTGACGACGCATGAAGGGCGGCGGACTGGCTTCCATGGCGGCGCGGGCTCGATTGCCGGCAATGCGCCACTCGCGCTCGGTTCGTTCCTCGTCCTGCAAAAGCTCGTCGGGAACCTTAATGCCCCATTTATTGGCAAGGACGACCATGGCGCCGAACCCTTGGCGGTTCGCAGCATTTAGCTGATCCATTAGCCCAGTAGCGAAGGCATGGCGCCACATCGGCATCTTGAGCCGCATGCGCTCGCGTTCGCCCGGGAGCCACCTGTGCTCAGGCTTGGGAAGCGTTGGCTGGTGCGTACGTCCCGGAATGACTGCCGTCCGCACGATGTGTGCTAGCTCAGGCGGGTGGGGGCAATACTTGGGGTTTACACCCTCGCACTCACCTCGGAGGAACTTCCGGATACCCGCCTCGATTGCCTCAACTGTAAATCCGCTGAGCGCAGTCATATAGCCAAAGATCGCGCGCTTCTCATCAACGCCCGGGGGGAACCGCATAGAGTCGAACAGCACCTGGAGCGCTTCCGCCATTTGTGCGTTCGTGGCTTGCGTCGATGGTCTTGGCTGATGGTCGTGATACATTTTCGCCTCGAATGATCGCGTCGAGAATCTCGTTGTGTGCCGATTGGTTGGCCGGTCGGCTGCGGTCTCTGACCCATTCCGGCTCAAAGCCCTGCCACAGCCGGTCGATCATAATGTCGGCCGCCTCGTTGGCGTCGCCCCATGCCGCCAATTTGGAAGCCAGGCGCTTTGCCCCATAGGCAGTGAGAGGCTTCTTGATAGTAACGCGGCGATGCTCGACCACCGCATAGGCATGGTCTTCGTCAAGGACACTGAGAAGTGCGTCGAGAATGGCGGAGTGCTGAGGCATTTCACCACTCCCCAACCATCTTGAGTAGTTCCTTCACGACGTCGCGAGCGCACTCGCTCGGCTTGCGATGGATTTCTGTGCCGGTGAAGCGGAATATCTTGTACCCAGCGGCCTGGAACGCCCGGTCCCTGGATCGATCTCTCGCGGCTTGCTTGGGTGTTCGCTCATGGAAATCGTGCCCGTCACATTCGACTATGACGAATTGGCCATCCACTTTAGGGTAAACCCCTATGAGGAAATCGACCCGCGCACCCAGAAGAGTTACTTGCGGCTCGATGAACCACCGGCGCCCATCTTTCGTCGTTTCACTTTTGTCCGAGATCACCGCGACCGGATCATTCCGCATGGCATTGCAGAACAGAAAG